GACCTTATCAGTCTGGACAATCCTAACTATCAATTTGTTGCTGCTCGCCTGCTGCTGTTTGCAGTTCGTAAGCAAGTGTTTGGACCTGATTGGGTAAATGGTCATCCTAGTATTCTTGATCATTGTAACAATTGTGTTGACAAAAGAGTTTACGATAAAGATATTATTGGTAAATATACTTCAGAAGAGTGGGCAAAAATTGATACCTGGTTAGACCATGATCGTGATATGTTATTCACTTATGCTGGTCTTCGTCAAGTAGTTGATAAGTATTTGGTTCAGGATCGTAGCAGTGGTGAGGTGTATGAAACTCCTCAATATATGTACATGATGATTGCTGTCACTCTATTTCAAAACTATTCTGATAACAATCGTCTCTACTATGTCAAACGATACTACGACGCAATCTCAAAGCACAAAATCAACATTCCCACACCTATCATGGCGGGAGTGCGAACTCCATTGCGACAATTTGCTAGCTGTGTTCTTATTGATTCTGATGACACCCTCGATAGCATCTTTAGCAGTGATATGGCTATTGGCAGATACGTTGCACAAAGAGCGGGTATCGGTATCAACGCAGGCAGAATCCGTGGCATCAACAGTAAGATCAGAGGTGGAGAAGTTCAACATACAGGCGTTGTACCATTCCTCAAAAAATTTGAGAGCACTGTCAGATGCTGCACTCAAAATGGCATACGAGGTGGAAGCGCAACTGTCCACTTCCCAATCTGGCACCAAGAAATCCAAGACATCTTAGTTCTAAAGAACAATAAAGGAACTGAAGATAATAGAGTTCGTAAGTTAGACTATAGCATTCAAATCAGCAAACTATTCTATGAACGATTTATCCAAGATAGAGAGATTTCACTATTCTCTCCACACGACGTTCCTGGTTTGTATGATGCTTTTGGCACTCCTGGATTTGACAGTCTATATGAATCTTATGAACGAGATCAATCTCTTTCTAGAAAGACTGTCCGAGCTCAAGAACTCATTCTAGATCTTCTGAAAGAACGTGCAGAGACTGGTCGTGTTTATATCATGAATATTGACCACTGCAATTCACATTCTTCTTTTAAAGACAAGGTAAATATGAGTAATCTTTGTGTTGCTGGTGATACAAAGATTGAAATTAGATATGTAAAACCACAATATGATGATGTTGGAGAAGTTTGTGGTGAAGAATTGTTTGATGAAAACATTCAAATTAAAGAATTGGAACCATATATTGGAAATGATAATGGTGTTGAAGTTCTTTCATATGATGTTGAAACTGGTGAAAAGAAATGGAAACCTATTACTGCTTTTGCAGAAACATCACCAAAGGCAAAGGTAATGAGAATTACTGATGAAGAAAGTGGTAAGAGCATCGTAGTTACACCAGAGCATCAAGTATTCACAAAAAATCGTGGATATGTAATGGCAAAAGACTTAACTGAAAATGATGAATTGGTAATCAACTGATATTATAGGAAGTGTAATTTCTATATTTTATAAATATTTGCGAGATTGCACTTCCTATAATGAAAACATATATTGTGTATAAAATCACCAATAAGAAAAACGGAAAATCTTACATAGGAAAAACTGAATATTCTTTAGAGCACCGTTGGAATCGTCATTTATCATCGGCAAAAAATGGGTCTAAATTTAGATTTCACTCTGCAATTAGAAAATATGGTGAAGATTGTTGGGACCTATCAGTTATTGAAACTTATCAAACTGAAGATGCAAACTTTATTAATGAAAAGGAATCTCACTTTATCAAACTTTTTGAGAGTGATACTAAAAAAGGTTATAATGCTACTGCAGGTGGAACTGGTGGTTGGATGCTTCCCAGATGCTCACAAAAGGTTCAGGAAGAGTGGAGAAACAATATTTCTGTAAGAACTACTGGTTATAATAATCCAAACTATTCTGGACTTACTGATGAACAACTTATAGAAATAGGAGTAAAGTTTGCTAAAAAATATGGATTTATTGGCGGAAGAAAAAGAACAGTTGAGTTTGCTCTTAATGAATTGAATATAAAGTTTCCAAAACATTTTTCCAAAAACAGATTTGGGGGAAACCATCAAAACTTTTATAAATGTATTGAAGAGCAAACTGGATTGATGTATAATCCATATTATAGAGACGAAACTCAAAGAAAACTTGCTAAACAACTTTTAGAACAAAATAGGAGAAAAAAATGTTAAAGATTGAATATCTTGAAGAAGAAATTCCAGTTTATGATATTACTGTAGAAGGAACTCATAATTTCTTCGCAAATGATATTCTAGTTCATAATTGTCAGGAGATTACTCTTCCAACAACTCCTCTTCAGCATATTGATGGGGAAGGTGAGATTGCTCTCTGCATTCTATCTGCTATCAACGTTGGCAAGATCAACAAACTTGATGAGTTGGAAAACCTTTGTGATCTAGCAGTTCGTGGTTTGGAAGAACTGATTGACTATCAAGATTATCCTGTTGAAGCAGCACGCATTAGCACTCTTGCTCGCCGTTCTCTCGGTGTTGGTTATATCGGTCTAGCACACTATCTTGCCAAGCAAGGAGAACACTATGATGACTCACGAGCATGGAAACTTGTTCATGACTTGTCTGAAGCTTTCCAGTTCTATCTACTCAAGTCCAGTAACGCAGTTGCCAAGGAGAAAGGTGCATGTGAATATTTCTCTCGCACCAAGTATGCTGATGGCATCCTCCCAATTGACACTTACAAGCGTGATATTGATGAGTTCTGTGGAGAAGAGTTGAACTATGATTGGGAAACTCTACGTACCGAGATTCAAACATATGGACTGCGACATAGTACGTTGTCCGCACAGATGCCATCGGAGAGCAGTTCCGTTGTGTCAAACGCAACAAATGGAATTGAACCACCTAGAGCATACATGTCCGTTAAGAAATCAAAGAAAGGACCACTCAAGCAAATCGTTCCTCAGTATGGTAGTCTCAAGAATAATTACACTCTTCTCTGGGACATGAAAGACAACGATGGTTATATCAAAGTTGTTGCTGCCATGCAAAAGTTCTTTGACCAAGCAATTTCAGGAAACTGGAGTTACAATCCAGAGAACTATGAGAATAATGAAGTGCCAGTTTCTGTTATGGCAGGTGATCTTTTGAAGACCTATAAGTATGGTTGGAAAACATCTTACTATCAGAACACATATGATAATAAGACAGATGAACCACAACTCACAGAAGAAAAGAAAGCATCTATTCAAGATCTGTTAGACGATATCTTTACAACGGAGGAAGAAGATTGTGACAGCTGCAAAATTTAGAACTGATAGTAATTACATGCCAACACAAGTAGAAGGAATGACTGTATTCAATACGAATAAAGTTGACAGCACAAAACAAAAGATGTTCTTCGGACCCCCGCTGGGGGTCCAGCGTTATGATAAGTTCAAGTATCCTGTATTTGATAAACTTACACAGCAACAACTAGGATACTTCTGGCGTCCTGAAGAAGTATCACTTCAAAAAGATCGTGCAGATTATCAGGTTCTAAATGATGCTCAGAAACACATTTTCACGTCAAACCTTAAGTACCAAATTCTCTTGGACTCTGTACAAGGTCGTGGTCCTGGTATGGCTTTCATGCCTTACTGCAGTCTACCCGAGCTTGAGGGTGCCATGAACATCTGGCAGACCATGGAGATGGTCCATAGTCGCTCCTACACGCATATCATCAAGAATGTGTATGCTGACCCTTCTGAAGTCTTTGACAAGATTCTAGACGACGAGAAGATCCTCTCACGAGCACAGTCTGTAACTAAAGCGTATGATGAATTCTTACAAGCAGCACAGGAGTGGGGTGCTGGTAATCGTTGGGAACAAGCATTAGAACAAGTTGATTCTGCTAAATGGGAACTTTATGAACTCAAGAGAAAACTCTACAGAGCGGTTGCTAATGTCTACATTCTTGAGGGAATTAGATTCTACGTCTCGTTTGCATGTAGTTTCGCCTTTGGCGAACTTAAACTCCTGGAGGGATCTGCCAAAATCATCGGTCTTATTGCTAGAGATGAAAGTCAACACATGACAATCACTCAGAACATTCTAAATAAATGGAAGGAGGGCGATGATCCTGACATGGCAAAAATCGCCAAGGAAGAAGAGGAAAATGTCTATGACATGTTCCGTCAGTGTGTAGAAGAAGAGAAACTCTGGGCAGAGTATCTACCGTTCAAAGATGGTTTTATCATCGGTTTGAATGATAAATTGCTCTCTAAATATGTTGAATGGACTGCCAATCGTCGTCTGAGATCTATCGGTCTCAAGGCAATCTTTGATACTCCAGTATCTAACAATCCTCTCCCCTGGACAGAACACTGGTTATCTTCCAAGAGTATGCAAGTCGCTCCCCAAGAAACAGAGGTTGAATCATATCTTATGGGAGCTATTAAACAAGATGTTAAGAAAGATACTTTCGCTGGTTTCCAACTCTAAAAAAGAAGATACTTATATATCTAAGGTTGAATCTCTCTCAGATTCTGAGAGAGAACCTGAAAAAAATATCTTTCCAGATCCATGGGAAGGTGATTGGAATGATGCAGCAGCAAATTGGCAACGAATAAATAAGGAGAGATCGTTATGAAATTGTGGCAGAGAGTAAAGAATATCCAAATCCCTGGACCTATTGTGGCAGGGTGTTTGACGGGAGTGATATTGGGGACAACTACGGCTTTGTTTACCTTATTGCCTGTAAAGTCACCAACCGACAATACATCGGACGCAAGTACTTCTGGCAAAAACGAAAGCCTAGATGTACGGATAAAACTGTCAAACGGCGAAGAGTTACATCTGAAAGCAACTGGCGTAACTACTATGGGTCTTGTCCAGAGCTTTCAGCAGATGTTAAACGATACGGACGAGAATCTTTTACTAGAGAGATACTATCCTTACACTCCACCCCAGGTAGAGTGAATTATGAAGAAACGAGACAATTGTTTCTTCACGATGTCCTGACAGAACGCTTGACAGACGGCACCCCTGCATACTATAATAGCAACATCCTCGGACGTTACTACCGCAAAGACTACTTTGAGTCACCCATGCCTTGAGGCAAGAGGTGAATGTTGAATTCTACTAATCCAAATGCTTAGACAACTATTTGTTTTACCACTACTTACTTTGATCCCCGCTGCGTGTGCGTATCCCACACTTAGTGAGATTGATAATCCTCCTCCTGCTGTTGAAGTTGTGGAGGAGGTTGTTGAGAAAGTTGTAGAACCTATTGTAATTGAAGTAAAGGATTGGAAGTGTCCTACTTGTAACGAAAACGAAAAGTACGTTCTAGAACAACTTCAAGAGAAAACTAAAATCTCTGATCGTAATGCCCTTGCAACCATCATGGGTAATATCAAATCTGAATCCAATTTCAAATCTGATATTTGCGAAGGTGGAGCAAGAGTTTCTTATGATAAGTGTTACGTTGGAGGATATGGATTGATCCAGTGGACCTCTATAAATCGCTATAGAGGTCTTGGGTCATTCTGTAATAAATATGGTTGTGATCCGAGTAGTCTTGAAGGACAAGTTCGTTACATGATTAACGAATCACAATTTCAAAAAGTCCTACCAGAATTTGAGGGTAGTGGATGGACAGTCTCTCAATATATGGTTCCTGCCTATTATTGGTTGGGATGGGGAATCAAAGGTTATCGTGAGCAATATGCATACGATTATTCTAAAAAACTAGTGTGGGCATAGTCCCCACTTTTATGTCTCAGTAGCTCAGCGAATAGAGCAACCGCCTTCTAAGCGGTCGGTCGTAGGTTTGAATCCTACCTGAGACGCCAGTCGCTGTGGTGGAATTGGTAGACACGCATGATTTAGGCTCATGTGCCGAGAGGCATGAAGGTTCAAGTCCTTTCAGCGACATTCCAACTTACTAGTTGAAACCATGTCATTACTTTCTAAAAGAGATCGTGAACTTACGATCAGAGCACTAGAATATTATAATTCATTCGTCAAGAATGATGGTGACAAGACAGAGATTAACACTCTGATCAACTGGATTAAGTTGGAACAATATAAAAAGGGCGATTAGCGCAGCGGTAGCGCAGTTGCTTTACACGCAATTGGTCGGGGGTTCGAATCCCTCATCGCCCATTAACTTCTAGAGGTTAAAAGTTGAAAAATGTTATCTGTAAGATGCCGCTTATGTGGCAAAGAGCTCGTGGCTCACCCAATCAAAACTAGATGCTGTGGTTGTCCCAACATGACTACAGTTACAGCAGACAAAATTACAGCATTAGATTTGTCTGAAGTTCTATTGCTCAATTCTGAAAAGATTGTGAAGAAACAACCTATGTTATCAAATGCTGACCTAAAATACCAAGAGGACCGAAGGAAACGTAAGGTCCGCAAACTTGATTTTGAGGAACGCTAATGATCAATCTCCACCAAAACTTCAACCACTATCTAAATACTGACAAAAAAATAGACTTACAAGATATAAACGAAAAGGTAATTGGATATGGTTGGTGTGATGATGGAAAAGATCTTACAGGATATTATGTCTTGACAGAACACCACAAGTTGGTGTATGATCTAGAACAACAATTCAAATACAAGGAAGAATGGCAGAGCGGTTGATTGCACCAGTCTTGAAAACTGGAGAGGTTAATAGCCTCCGTGGGTTCAAATCCCACTTCTTCCTCTTCGGGGCGTAGTAAAATGGTATCACGCTGCTTTTGGGAAGCAGAAATGCAAGTTCGATTCTTGCCGCCCCGACTTGTGAAATATATAATTTTTTATTCACATCTATGGCATTCACAATCTATTCAAAACCAGGATGTTTCTATTGCGAAAAATTTATCGCAATTGTAGAACATGAAGATCTTCGGCATGTTGTTTATAAACTGGATGAAGATTTTACAATTGAAGAATTTTACTCAGAGTTTGGTGAAGGATCAACCTTCCCACAAATTGTTCTTGATGACATTCATTTAGGAGGTTGTCAAGAATCTATTCGTTATATGCAAGAAAAAGAAATTTGTTGTGTGCCATGACCGAAGTAAGCGTTGAAGATTTTGAGAAAAATTTTGATAAGTATATGGACCTTATTGAAAATGAAGGTGAAGAGTTTTTGATTAGAAACCAAGATGGTAAAGCAGTCGTTGCTGTGCCAGTTGGAGAACTGGAACACCTAGCAGAACAAGTGGGAGAGGAAGACTGGTATAATATATTCAGTCAGCACGATGATGCCTCATGATCAAACCCATCGTTATTCTTGAACGTTCTCCTTATCGTTATGTGCAGTGTGGTTTGCTAGAGATCAATGGTAAACCTGATTACCGCATTCAAAAATTCAACGAATGGACTAAACGTTATACTGACATGTATTATCTTGATAATCAAATGCAACTTGACACCTGCCTTGAAGACCCTGAGTATGTTAAGTGGTTGGATCCAGATCCTGAGGTAGGTGCCTATCGTAAGTTTGACTAAATACCTCAGTCCTGGAATGACTATAAACTTATCCTGGTGGAGTCATCCCCGATATGCCCGTCACGGATGGACGTTAACAGCACTGGTCGGGATGGTCTTATGACCCCTGGAGTTTCTTGCTTCTCTAAAGAGCAAGTGGTGCGGATGGGACTCTCTCCCGCCTGGTTTACAATTTCCAGTCAAAAAATTGTGGTGGTAAAACCCCTTCCGTGTGGTTGATTTCCTGTTTTGCAACTGAACTAAAACAGGTGGCGAGCCTAGCACGGAGGGGTGACATCCCTCCACTTGCGGACATAGTGTAGCGGTAACACGCAATCCTTCCAAGTTTGAATCACGGGTTCGATCCCCGTTGTCCGCTCTTTATAAATACAAAAGAATAGAAGTTTATAATTGACGGGAAATTATGTCCCTAGTAAAGACAGATCAACTAACGAACTTAAGCAATAATGGTCCTGTTGAAGTCCTTCAAGGACTTACGATACCTGTAGGAAAAAACTTAAGTCTCGGGGGACCACTACTTGATAAAGATGGGGAATCTGGAGACACTTCAAAAGTTCTAACTTCAACAGGTACTGGTGTTGCGTGGTTAGATCCTCAAGATTTAAACACAACATATTCTATTTCATCTGCAACTACAGAAGTAAGTAATTCCAGAGTACTACGATTGACCTCTGGTGGATCGAACCCAGGCATTACTGATGATGTAACAATAACTGGAGACACTAATATTTCTATTAGTGGTAATGACGATACAATTACCCTAACCTTAGCACAAAATATACTAACCACATCTGACGTAACTTTTAACACAATTGTTTCATCTGGAAATTTAACTATATTTGGTGAATTGATTTCGGGTGGTACTGCGGGAAAGCTTTTATATAACTCT